TCATGAGATTTTTGTATACCTGCAGAGTTCATGATTCAGCAACCTCATTATCTCCAACTCGTCTATCGCATCGGTTAGAGCGTTATGCATCTCACAGTATGCTAAATTATCGCTCAATAATCTGTAAATGCTCTCCACACCATAGCCTCTTTTCAATCTGCCTGTACCATAGCATTCGGCGCAATTCAAAATTTTGGGGTTGTATTGCCTATATGCCGCCAGTTTCATAATATCGTGCCAAGCGAGGTGTTGGAGTTCCGGCAAGTGGCGATAGTCAAACGTGGCGTTGTAAGCAAAGATGGCCGCAACGTCGTGAGCATAGAGAAATAGTTGCAACTCGTCCATTGCATTTTCCCGTGAGCACTCAAGGTCTGGCTTGATACCGCCAGCGTATAGGGCATAAGTGTACATACCGCCGTGATTTTTGAATGGGGTGAGTATGTAATATCGTTTGTCCACCAATTCGAACGTTTCAGAATCGGCGATGACGATTCCGATGGACATAACCGCATCACCCCAAGTTGTCTCCGTGTCAATTACAGCAAATCGGCTCATATTAATCTCCTTAAATCTACTTGCAAATCCTAGTAATCTGCTTTAAAGCGCCTTTCTATATTTCGGTAGGTTCACAGTCAATCTAAAAGAATGACCATTCAAAATAAATTCTGTCTATTAATGCTTCTGTCATAATCGGGTATATGTGATTGCTTTAGGCGCAGAATTGGCAAAATAATAGCTGATTCATCATCATCTTCTTCGCCCTGCCATGCGACAATATAGCCTACTTGGGCGCTAATCGGCTCATAACCTTTGTTTTTTAGTGTCTCCAGTTTCTCTGCAAATCCATTTGAGAATTTTGCCACACGAACGGTCCTCTCACCTATTTCAGAGGATAGAAAATTTTCGGATACTGCAAGTTTACCGCCGCTACGAAGCCTCAATATGATTTCCTTCTTATCCTTAAAAAAGTTAAGGACAACATCTTTATGTGTCAGCTGAAGAAAAATTTCCAAAGGTTCATCGTACTCTGTCATATCTTCCTTTTTAATGATACCATCAACAGAATATTTGTTGAAAATATCGGTGTTATAGTGGATATACAAAGATTCTTTAGCACGGGTCAGCGCTACATACAGCTTTCGTTTTTCTTCATCGCTTGTATCAAATACGTTTTTTAAAAGTAAATATACGGTATCAAACTCTCTGCCCTTAGATTTATGAATCGTAGAAACATATACAGCCTCGCCCTCTCCAGTATAAAAGTCTTCATAGTTAGATTCTTTGATAAATTCGCCCAGGTCAGTACGGAATTTTATACTGTTAACGCTTTCAAACTCCGTAAGCATATTTAAACAATTGGGCAAGCAGGAACTCTCAGTATAAGCCTTAGCAAGTTGTTTTTTCGAAGCAGACCATAAAGCATCATCAATTACCGGAGACTTGAGTTCGGTATCAATTAGATTGAGGAAAAAGCGGACTTCTGCAAGATTATATAGCCTAAATCCATCGTTGGATTGTATTAATTTGGCCCATATACCTTTTTGGGTAAGTATGGCCTGCACCTGCAACGCCTCGTAGTTGGTGCTTGTAAGCACACAAGCCTTTCCACCCTGATATGTCTTTGACACATGATTTGCAATAGCTTCCTCCATACGGTCCGAGCTGTGATGAGTAATTTCAACTGTTCCGGTTTCTTCTTGAACAGCCTGAATTGGAGAAGATTTCATACGATTTCGCAAGGATGCGACAAAAGCATTACTCATAGCGACGATGCTGCCCATGCTTCTGAAATTTTCTTCCATTTCATATTTTACAGCACCATAGTCCACGATAAGAGTGCGTAAATATTTGGAATTTGAGCCTCTAAATTCATAAATATTCTGGTCGTCATCACCAACTGCAAATATACGCATATCATCATTGGAATGAATAAGTGCCTGAATTAGTGCAAATTCATTTTCGTCCATGTCTTGTGCTTCATCGATTACTAGAACACTCTTCGTGATTTTTCCCGTCTCGACTTCGCCGTTATAAATCATTTCAGAGGCATTTTTAACAACATTATCTAAGCTTTCAAGGGTTCCGATCTTACCGAGCAGATCAAAACAATAAGAATGGAATGTTTTGATTTCTACAAAATTAGCGGCATTACCTATTAGGTCAATCAGGCGTTTCTTAAATTCAGTGGCCGCGGCGCGTGAAAATGTCAGCATAAGGAGCTGTTCGTGTTTTACATCTTCAAGAAGAAGAAGAGAGGCAAGCTTATGCACTAACACACGGGTTTTTCCGCTTCCGGGACCAGCAGCCACAACAATATACTTTGATTCATTATCGTTAATTATCTGAGATTGAATATCAGATAACTGCCCGAATAGCTGATTATATTTATCAGGAGTAATATTACGGTTAATTTCCTTTGCTCTGTCACCTTTAAAATATCTTGAAATAAATTTTTTGAAATCCAACTGGAAATAATCCTGCACAAATTGCAGCGCGGCATTATAATCCCGTACCATCAGATTTGCATACTCACCGACAATATGAATCTGTCTGATTTTTTGCTTGTAGAACTCATCCAGCAATTTATAATCATCAACTTTATATTTGATTCTGTTATCCGAAACCAAACGCTTAATTTCCATGCCGTTGTATAGTACCAAAAAACCACCTTCAAGCTTCATGGAGCCTATTTTAGACAAGTAAAGTAATGCGTCAGCAACGTCTGCAACCGTGACTGATGATGTATCTATGTCTAGTTTAGGGGTTTCTTTGTATGTGAGTAACAAGCCGACAAGAGAAAATAATACAGGAGATTCTTCCTTAGTCTCGTCAGCAATATTTTCGATCTTGCTATATAATTCACTAACAATAAATCTGCATATATCTATTCTGAGAGTATATTTATTATATAAAAGTTTAGGATTCATAGAAGGCTGAACTATTGCAATGTGTTGTTCTGCGTCTTCGACCTTGCGAATATAATCTTTTATGGTCAGATAATATAGCAATGTTTTTATATTCCTAACGCTAGAAGACGTTACACCGGAGGCAAGTGCTGCTTCATTCCACTCTTTATAGTTTATGGAGCAGCCTTCTTCGGGCAGCTGAGAAAAAATGAATGATTCGAGCTTCGCAAACCTATCAAGAATTTGCAGCGATTTGTTTTGAGAATCAGATTTGAGGATGTAAGCGGACATATCCTGTGCGTCGGCAAGGAGTCCCTCTTGTTTCATCAAATCGATTGAAGTCACAACATCATGCTTAGCAATGCCAAGAATATCTGAAAGATAATCAACTCGTGACTCAGCATCGTCATTTCCCGCCTTTGCTATACTGCGGCTTGAAATCAAAGACTTAATGATTCTTTTAGCATCCTGTCTCTGAGAGTCGGAAAACAGGGGTGAACGGTCTATCTGAAAGCTTGCTTCCTGCATGTTTTTGGCAAGAATACTTGTGGCATAAACGTGTGGTACATTGCGGCCACGCTTTATATATCCGGCACTCTCCAATGCAGCGATAGCGGTCTTTACCCTTGGTTCAATATCAGAGACAAAGTCATCCCAACCGGCTTGGCGTGCAATTTCAAGCGGCGAGCAACAAATGTTAGGGTGAAGCTTTGTCAGATCCTTTAGTGCTTTCCATACTTGTTGAATTTCGCTGATGCTGAGTTTTGTCTGGTTCAGCAGTATGAAATGCTTGTCAAGGTCATTGTCGTTAAATAGGACATAACAATCTGCAAGAAGCGAAGGATCGCGCCCCGCACGACCGGCTTCCTGAACATAATTTTCAAGAGAATCAGAAATATCATAATGGATTACCAGGCGAACATCCTTTTTATCAACGCCCATACCAAAAGCCGAAGTTGCAACTATAACCTTAACTTCGTTACGGATAAAAGCCTCTTGATTGGCGATTTTTTCATTCGGGTCCATCTTTCCGTTAAAGGGCTTGGCAGGAAAACCGTCGCTTGTCAGCTTTGACGCTAAATCGCGGGTACGCTTTGTACGGGACACGTATACGATTGTCGGGCAATTCTTTTGCTCTATCAATGAACGGAGTGCTGAATACTTTTCTTCTTCAGTTTCCTTATAAAGAACAACATATTGAAGGTTTTCACGTGTAGCTGATGATGCAAATAATTCAAGGTCGAGATCAAGCTTGCACTTGAAGTACTCGCAAATATCACTGATAACCTTTTGCTTTGCAGTGGCGGTAAAGCATGAAACCGGTATCGGCTTTTTATCTTTCTTTTTCTTCTGCAATCCACGGATAAAGTCGCCAATGTATAGATAATCGACACGAAAATCCTGACCCCATGCTGAAAAGCAATGGGCCTCATCAATAACAAAACGAACAATATTAAGTGACATTAACATTTTTTCAATTGTTTTTGAACGCAGCTGCTCCGGAGAAATATATAAAAGTGTGGCGGTACCATTCGCAATGCGTTCATAAGCTTCTGAACGCTCAACTGGGCTAAGCAACCCATTCACTGTAACAGCATCCACGATTCCGATTTCGTTGAGATTGTCTACCTGATCCTTCATCAGCGACTGAAGCGGAGAAATGACAACCGTCAAACCGTGAACGGTCTTGCCTGCCATAAGTGCCGGCAGCTGGAAAGTTATAGACTTACCGCCTCCTGTAGGGAAGACCGCGAGCAGTGATTTCCCATCAACAGCTGCTTGAGCTGCTTTTTCTTGCAGAGGCTCACCATTATATGTACGGAAGCTATCATACCCGAATATTTTCTTCAATTCTTTGTGAATATTAAGCGCATATGAACAGTAAATGCAGTCGTTACCACAAGGAGTGTTACACAGAAACTTAATAACATTTTCTATCTTCGGATAATTTTTAAGGAGCCACGGAGGTGTAATGGAATGATAGTCATCACTTCCGATAAGAGCAAGCGCATATGCCAACTCTACAGGGTAATATTTAATCAATAGAGGGATATCTGCATTTGAACATATTTTACCATTGAATTCAGTTGCAATAAGTTTTTCTACATTGGATCTATAAGGCAAAAAATCTACATAGTCAAAAAACCCCTGAAACTCCTCAAATTGATATAATAGACAACAGTATATTTGCTTTCTTTGCGATGACAGTGTATGGAAGGCACTTACTTCATCATAAAAGAGTTTTTCTGCCTTTTGAGCGTCATTAAGCGGATTGTTAAACTCATCTGATTGGAGCTTATCATCCTTCAGCAAAGCGTGATAAGGCCTTTTTGGAAAAAGTAACGGGGAAAGATATAAAGTATCAATATATTTATAGGTAATACCACCACTGATATGAGGTTTGATGAATTTCATATCATGGTGTACTATATTATGCCCACAAAGGCATTCTGATCCAGAGATAAAGGCACAAAAATCCTGTACAGATGCGCTGTGAAATGTGGCACGATCATTGCGCACTGCACCTAAGTCATGTATTTTTTTGTCGTCGACACCGACTTCGCTATCGATAAATACAATTGATTTTGCCATATCTCTCTCCTCATGACAATTTTATATTATTATCCTTTAATATTGTACCACTAACAAAATCAACTTTCAATTGACAGAATATCCAAAAAATTATATTATATATTTACGGATTTCAATTAATGGAGAAGCCTATAATAAAATATCTTAAATATATATTTATATAATTTAAAAATGTTATAGTATACACTATGAGTGTAATTACAAAATTAGCCTGTGAGTATTGATTACAATAGATGCCGATGTATATGAAAAATTCTGCATGGCTTTGAATTTAACATAACTTTACCAATAAACCACGACACTACAATAGCAATTGCCAGTATATTGATGAATACCGCAATCTTATAAATACGGAGTTCTTTGGGGTGTCGAATTAAATTGTTATTCCTTTTCGTTAAGGACTCTATTTGCATGTTTGGTTGTTGTAGATTCATTATAATTGTCATCTCTGAGGAAATTAATTTTTATTATTATACCATAGTTTTCCACAAAATTCAATTGACAAAACTTCCGGAATTTCCCCATTTTCTTTGTAAAAGAGAAAACCGCCTGCAGAAATGTCATTTTCTGCAGGCGGTTCGTTTCATATTAGATTATCCAAGGTCTTTTTGTTCCGTCCTTAAATGTAAATGTTAGGTTGTGTTCGGAATGTACGGATACTGTATCCACCATAGAATACCAAAGCTCCTCATCGAATTCCGCTAACAGCGTACTATTCTGATCAAGCGTCCTTAAAAACAGGCTGATATTTTTGTGTTTTGTAATACGTTCTTGCTTTTCATTTGTAATCTGGTCATGCTTTCGTTTTGTCGCTTCATATTGATTTAATAAACCGCTGTACCGGCGCTGATATTCATTCTGATCAAGGGTTTTATGGGCGTTTTCATCCACGCATTGCCGCATCTGTTCAAACAGAGCGTCACACTTCTTTTGCAGCGTGGCGCTCTTTGCTTCAAGTGCCGTGTTATCGGTCAGGGTGCGGACAATATCGTCATAAACCGATATAACCTCGTGTTTGTTCTCTATAAGACTGTTGAATACATCCGCAAATGCCTGTTTAAGCGTATCTTCATAAAAATGGGGCGTTTGACACGGTGTATCGTTTTTAAACTTATTATTACACTGCCAAACCACCCGCCGGTATTTGCTGGTGGAATGCCACACCTTGCTTCCGTAAAAGCTGCCGCACTGGCCGCAGATAATCCTGCTTGAAAAACAGCTGATACCACTTTGATGCCGCCCTGTACATTTCCGCTTTTCCATCTCATGTTGTACTAGGTCAAACACCTCTGGCTCAATGATTGCGAGGTGGCTGTTATTCACATAATATTGCGGTACCTCGCCTTCATTGACCTTTGTTTTCTTAGTCAAGAAATCGACTGTGAACTTCTTTTGCAGGATGGCGTCACCCTTGTACTTCTCATTGGTGAGGATACTTACCACCGTACTTGAATTCCACTTCACTTTCCCAGCTGGTGTGGGTATTCCGTTATTCGTCAAATGCCGTGAAATAGTCGCCGGAGTCTTTCCTCCAAGAAACATTTTGTAAATTAGTCTAACAACCTCCGCTTCCTTTTCTACGATTTTCGGGACTCCGTCTTCCCCTTTTTCGTAACCGAGAAACCGTTTGTACGGTAGGCTGACCTTCCCGTCGGCAAAACGTTTCCGCTGACCCCATGTGACGTTTTCACTGATTGAACGGGATTCTTCCTGAGCCAAGGAGGACATAATGGTAATCAGCAATTCGCCTTTGCTATCTAATGTATAAATATTCTCTTTCTCGAAAAAAACTTCCACACCTTTTTCCTTAAGCTGCCGGACTGTGGTAAGAGTATCCACCGTATTGCGTGCAAAACGGCTCACCGATTTTGTGATAATAAGGTCAATTTTGCCGTTTAGAGCGTCGCTGATCATCCGTTTAAAGCCGTCGCGTTTTTTGGTGCTGGTTGCCGAAATCCCCTCATCAGTGTAGACTTCTACAAAATCCCAGGCTTCATTTGACTGAATTTTCTTTGTGTAATAGTCCATTTGGGCGTCAAAGCTGGATAGCTGCTCTTCATTATCGGTCGACACTCTGGCGTAAGCTGCTACCCGCTTTTTATCAGGTGTGCCAAGGATTACAGGGGCAAGACGGCCTGTCGTTGCCGGTATAAAGGTTACTGATCTTGCGGACATGGCAGGTTCCTCCTTTCCAGGTATGTAAGCTGTTTTTCCCGTGCCCGCTGTTTGGATTCAGCGCTCCAGCTATCCCTGCGTGATTTGTTTTGCCACTGTTTTTCTGTGATTCTTCCATTATTAAAAACAATAATCAGTGTATTTGGCTCTGGTACTCGTATCTCACTGATTTGCTGTTTAAAGACCGCTTCGTCAAATTCCGGAATCCCCAAAACCTCCGCCGTAAGAGCTATCAGAATATCTTCAGGTATCTGCTTTGAGGGGCAGCTTTCTTTGCCGTATAGGTTAAATGTTTGGCACATCCATATTGGTTTTGCGTATTTGCTGCCAGCGTTGGCGATTTTTCTTCGGTAATTCATTCCGCAGCCGCAGCAGTGAATCAGGCCTGTGAATATGCTATCCGGCTTGGATTTTTTAACAAACCTTGAAGCCCGTTTTTGCATTTCAGCCTGAACGGCGTCAAAGGTAGGTTTGTCAATGATTCCCTCATGGCTGTTTTCAACAAAGTACATGGGCAGCTCACCGTGATTGAAGCGTGGCTTCTTTTCTATGTGGTTATTTTTGTATGTTTTTTGAAGAAGCATATTTCCAATGTACTTTTCATTTGATAGGATAATCCCGACAGAATGTTCGTGCCAGACGCAGCCACGTTTGGTTTTTATACCGAGGTCGTTTAGCTTCTTCATAATTGCCTGCTTACCCATACCGCTCAGATAATCGAGGAAAATCATTCGTACTGTTTCCGCTTCCTCAGGAATGACAATCAAATCGCCGTCAATATAATCATACCCAAGTAATTTTAAATTTGTTGACCGCCCTTCTTGAAACTGTTTCCGAATCCGCCATTTACAATTTTCGCTGACCGACAGGCTTTCCTCCTGCGCAAAAGAAGAGAGGATGGTGAGTAGCAATTCACCGTCCCCGCTTAAGCTATGGATTTCCTCTTTTTCAAACCAAATATCAACATTTAATTCTTTCAGTTCTCTTACCGTTTGTAGCATTGTAACGGTGTTGCGCGCCAGCCTTGATATGGATTTTGTAATGATCATATCAATCCTGCCATTGCGGCAGTCATCAAGCATCTTTTGAAACTCTGCTCTGTTATCCCTGGTACCGGTCAAGGCCTCGTCCTCATAAACGCCAATGTACTTCCACCCGTTATGCTTCTGGATAAGTTCGCTGTAATAGCTGACCTGTGCCGACAGCGAGTGAAGCATTGCGTCCTTGTCGCTGGACACTCTCGCATAAGCCGCGACACGCTTTCGTTTTGGTATCCGCGGTGCGGAAGGCGCTATTTTTCGTACGGTTTTTTCCATGTAAATCCTCCGTTCTGCCGGGTGAATTTACCCCCGGTAGTACCATGATACCTCTGAATGCCTGCATTATCAAGTTAATTTTGCCCGTAAACTACCCAAAACAGGACGGTATTTCGCAATGAGAATTGTATCAATTTTACCGTACTCCTTTTCACTGATAAACCCCCGTGAAAGCAAAGCTTTGGTGATAGCGGCTGACGCTCTGTACTTCTTTTCACGTTCAAACTGTTCATAACCTGCGCGACGCTTTTGTTTATGAAGCGCGGGGACGACAAAAAGTTTGTCGCTCAAATGTACTGCCTTCCAAACGACAAACTGCAAGGGCGGGTACAGCAGGACAAAATCCCGTATGGCAAATGGTTTGAACGTGGGCTATTGCACCTTTGCGTGGGTAATTCGATAAACTATTCCGACGTTACAGCGTGATTTGCCGAAACCGTCAAGGAATACGAACTGTTCCCAGCGTGGGTTTACTATGACAGCTATTCGGAACGTTATTTTGTCGAGAAAATGACGTTCCAAGGCTTTAATATGGCTCGGTGCATACAGGGCGCAAAAACACTGTCTTTGCCCATGCAAATGTTAGGTGCGGACTTGCAGGAGCACAGGGTTATTTACAACAACCCTATTTTGAAATGGTGCCTGACAAACACGGGCATATAGACCGACTGCAACGGAAACATTGTACCCATAAAAAACCAATCTCCCCAGCAATAAATTGACGGGGCGGTGGCGTTACTTGATTGTTATGTCGAACTGTATGAGCATTATAACGAATACATAGGGGCGATATAAGGGGCATTTTGTACAGCTTTGCCCACGCGCGTTTGAGAAGACAAGCAGAATTATGGCTATATTACAAGAAAAGAGGGTTAAAAGCGCCTCTATTCCAAAAAAACCTTTACTTTTTGGAATAGGTATGATACAATTATCATAGTGGAGAGGTGTGTCCACCTCTCACCGAAATCTTTGAAAGGAGCCGACGCACTATGAATCCCGTATTAAAATATCGTGGTGGAAAATCGCGGGAAATACCGCGTTTCCTACAATATATTCCTGATAATTTTAACCGTTATATTGAACCATTTTTGGGCGGCGGCGCAGTATATTTTTATCTTGAACCTGATAACGCCATATTAAACGATGTAAATGAGCGACTTATGGCTTTCTATACACAATTAAGGGATAGCTACCCGAAAATGCGGCAACAGTTTGACGAACTTCAAAGGCAGTATGAATTGAATCAAACTACATACAAGGAACTGAAAATAAAAACCCCGGAAGAACGCGTACCCAACGCCAACGAGGATTTATATTACCGTATTCGTGACTTGTTCAATCATCCGGACGATACCTATTTAGACGGCGTTCTATACTTTTTTATAAACAAAACAGCTTATTCTGGTATGATACGCTATAATAGCAGCGGGGAATATAATGTGCCATTTGGGCGTTATCCTAATCTTAATACGCGGTTAGTAACTTCACAACATAGCGAGTTACTTCAAGGCGCGGAATTGTTCAGCCTTGACTATCGGCAAATATTTGACATGGCAGAAGATGATGATTTTATCTTTCTTGACCCGCCATATGATTGTGTGTTCAACGACTATGGCAATATTGATATGATGAACGGTTTTGATGAAACAGAACACCGTAGGTTAGCCGCTGATTTTCGGAATCTTCCTTGTCGCGCCCTTATGATTATCGGTAAAACACCGCTCACCGAGGAACTTTACGGCGAATTTATCTTTGACGAATACTATAAAAACTATGCTGTAAATATAAAGAATCGCTTTAACAACGACAAAATGCATATTATCGTTAAAAACTATTGAAAGCAAGGGGGTAAATGACAATGGCACGAATTGATAATAAGGCTTTGTTTTTTACAACATCGCCGCGTACCCCCGCGAAGATGATACCCGAAATTCGACTTTTGCACGAACTCTTTGAGGGACGTCTATGGAATTCCGCAACGCAAGAGGAATTCATAGATAGGCTTGCGGAATCTGATTTTTTCGAGGGGACAGGCTCACCTACCGATAAGGCGTTTAGCGCCCGCGACCGTATAAACCGAGCGCCTAAGGCGTTAGGGTTTGTTGACTTAAAACCGAGCATAGCACTAACTGACGCCGGTAACGCTCTAATATCGGGCAAGCGACCGCAAGAAATATTCTTGCGGCAACTTCTCAAATTTCAGTTGCCGTCCCCCTATCATATTGAAAATCGTGGTATTGCCGGAACTTTTTATGTTCGTCCATACCTTGAAATAATGCGTTTAGTGCGCGAACTGGAATATATCACGTTCGATGAACTGAAAATATTTGCAGTTCAGCTTACGGACTATCGCAAGTTTGATGCTGTAAAAACGAGAATTTTCGCGTTCCGCGTTGATAAGGAAGCTCATAGGGGCGAATACAAGCGTTTTGTCAATGACGTGTGGACAAATGCAATTATGAGTATTTATAACGACGATATTAATGAAGGCAAGACTAAAACCAGGGAAACCGCTGACGCAAGTTTAAAGAAATTTATAGCAACAAAGAAAAGCAACTTGCGCGATTATGCCGACGCTTGCTTTCGTTATTTGCGTTATACCGGGCTTGTGTCCATAGCTCACAGAAACCGAACAATAACTTTCTTTGCCGATAAGTTGCCGGAGGTTGACTACATACTTTCGACGGTTGATCGAAAGCCCGTTTTTATTGACGATGAAGCGGCATATAAGGCGCATTTGTTTTCGGCAACGCAACCTGCGCTTTATGTGGATGTCAAAGACAACATTGTTGATACACTTATGCGTATCGGCGCATATACAAGGCGCGAACTCATAAGCCGGACGATAGACGACCTGAAAGACTTGCGCGACGATATAGTACAGAAGCACAAAGAGGCGGTAATTACCGAGCAGGTAGAAAAGATAAAGTCCTATTCTCTGTATTCCGAGATTATGGACACATACAACGAAATAATATCCGACGAGATTTTTGACGCACCGTTAATGTTTGAATACAATACATGGCGAGCTATGACTATGCTTGACGGCGGTAAAATAAAAGGCAATTTCAAATTTGACGACGCAGGACAGCCGCTTTCAACTGCGACCGGAAATATGCCTGACATTGAATGTGATTATTCCGATTTTGCATTATCTGTTGAAGTAACCATGCAATCGGGGCAACGTCAATATGAAGCGGAGGGCGAACCTGTAGCCCGTCATTATGGACAGTTAAAAAAGAAATCTGGGAAAGAAACATATTGCTTGTTTGTTGCGCCGTCAATAAATGCAGCAACTTTAGCCCATTTCTACGGTTTGAACCATTTGTCCATCGCTTTATATGGTGGTAAATCAAAAATCATACCACTTGAATTAGACCAATTTATGCGGCTTGTAGAAAATTCCTATAATTACAAAACGCAACCTACTCCGGCAGACATTCGCAGTTTTCTTGATTATGCTATTAAGCTATGCGAAAAAGCAACCGATGAAAACCACTGGCACTATGGTATTCAAGCCTGTGTTGATATGTGGTTAGCTTCTTAATTGCTACTTAACTTCAAGCATTATCATGTATAATTTAGTAAATTTAAGCGACAAACAAGCGATAAAACAAAGCTTAACACGGCAGAAACCCAGTAAAATCAATGGTTTCTGCCGTGTTTTATATTCTCTTTTTCAAATAAAATATCAACGTTTAATTCTTTCAATTCTCTTACCGTTTGGAGCATCGTTACGGTGTTGCGTGCCAACCTTGATATGAATTTTATAATGATCATATCAATTCGGCCATTGCTACAGTCATTAAGCATTTTTTGAAACTCTGTTCTGTTATCCCTAATACCGTTCAAGGCCTCGACCGCATAAATACCGATGTACTCCCACCCGTTGTGCTTCTGAATAAGTTCGCTATAATAACTTATCTGAGCCGATAGCGAGTGAATCTTTGCTTCCTTGTCGCTGGACACTCTCGCAATAATTCATATCCATTATCAGTCTCCGCATAATTAGAACTTGCAATAAAGGCGATGTATTTTCTGCCGACATTGCATTGCATTCTATTGGTTTCCCAAATCCCATGCATCATAGCTATTGTTAATTTTTTTATCTCCAATCGGCTGCATAGAATTTATATTGTTCCAAAAGAATGTTTTTATTTCACATTGCGGCGTAAAATTCTCAAAGGTAAATTGAGCAGTGAAATTTTTTTCCCAATCTTCTTTGGTTCTTATCTGCGTTGATACGAGTTTGTTGCTTTTATCATACATGGTAGATATTATTGCGCAATCTAAACTGTCTGGGTTAAAAACAAAAACATTGTTAATCACACTATCATACTCTTTCTGCCAATCAATTGACACACCATTATTATCCGATATATAAGTTCGGCTTGAAAATTCATCTGTTCTTGTTCCTGCAAACAATTCATTATCCGTCATTTCGACAATTACATCTTCGTTAGCAGCAAATGTCCAGACAGAAGGCCCTTCAGATAGGTTTATCCAGTTTTCACCATCATAGAAAATCTGCTGTAATCCCATGATTATTGCCCTGAAAAACGCATAAGGAGTTACGGTTAAAATTGCTTGAAAATTATTATTTTCAACATTTTTAATTTCCCAAACACCATCTAAATTTCTTGTGAAAACAAGGCTATCACATACATTATCAGCCGGAGTTCCAAAAACTAATAGCTGGTCGTTTAAGTTTGCAACTGCGCGTAGTGTTTTATTGGTCGTAATATCAGGCACTTTGTTCCAAGTCATTCCGTCGGTCGAAGTTATAATAAATCCATTTGTCCCAACAGCTATTAATTCTCCATCAAGGCATTTTAAATCTTCTATATAGCAGTCTTGGGCAGAATATACTTCCGACCATTCGTCATAAAGCCAAGTATTCGCATCTCTGGAGTTTTTATAAATTGTTGAATTACCGTCGCGGGAAATAGACATATAAGCTTTGTTATCTTTGAAGGTTACAGACAAGCCTAATTGGGTAATTTCTTGTCCCTGCTCAAAAAACTCATGTCTTGTCCAGTTAATGCCATCTAAAGAGATGGCATATATGGAATCATACGTATTGTGCGAATAAGCTATAAATCTTGTGCCGTCAAATTCAATTCCCGTGATTGGACCCAATACATCAGCTCGATAGGTCTGCCAAATATATCCGTTTTGGGATATGGCTACGGCAGGAAAATAACCGCCGAGCCTTTCAATGTATGTAGAAGCAAGACAAACAAAAACACCGTTGCCATAGCATATATCATGATATTTACTCAGTTGCATACTTTGCGGAATAGCCGCATTAACGAATTGATAATCAGGAACCGGTACTTGAATGCCGCCTCCACCACTCCCGGAAGATGATCCGCTTGTGTTTTGTTCAGCTCGAACTGAAGTCGGCGTTATACTTAGTATCAATGCGATAATAACTGTTATAATGCGTTTCAACGTTATGGACCTCCTTATCGGTCAACCTTATACTTATTTATGTAAGCGGTATGACGTTTGAAATTTTAGATAATATTTTGCTATAGAATATATATAAATAATAAGAAATTTACCGACTATATTATACTATTTATGTGTTACATTGTCAATGTATTTTGTACAGATACATAATTTTATAAACAAATATTGGATATAGAGGGTAAATATTACTGTTCTCTAAATTTTACATAAATACTGCGCAAAGATGAATAATATGCTTGCACAGAAAGGGGGTGGTCGTTATATGCGCACGGGAAACGTTAGTCGCAGCAATAGGAGGTCTGTACTAAATGGCAAAAAAGCTGGATGCAGACCGTATTGAAAAGGCTCGAAGAAAAGGCGAGGCTGTTAACAGCAGGGAAATAGAGCGAAAACGGTTGCAGGACGCAATTTTGCAAAATCGTAACGGCGAGCGCAAGGTTACTGTTATAATGCCTACCAAGAAGGACACGTCAGACCAGTCCGCAAAGAAATTACGGGTAGCTGCGTATTGCCGCGTCAGCACAGCAGAAGAAGCTCAGGTCGGCAGTTTTGAAATGCAGGTACAGCATTTTACCGAAGTGATAGAAAGCAATCCGCAGTATGAATTGGCAAGAATTTATAAAGATGAGGGTATTTCCGGCACTTCTGTTGCAAAACGCAAGGAGTTTCAGGAGATGATTGAGGACGCACGGCGCGGCAAAATTGATTTGATACTCACAAAGAGCATAAGCCGGTTCGGGCGAAATATTGTAGATATACTGACTTCACTCCGCATACTGGGCGACCTCACTCCGCCTGTCACTGTTAATTTTGAAACGGAGGGCATTGATACATCCGATGGCAGGAATAAGCTGCTGATTTCCATGTTGTCGGCGCTTGCTGAACTGGAGTCGCAACAAAAAAGTGAAGCCATTAAAGCAGGTATCCGATACAGGATGCATGAAGGTGTGTACAAATTCACCGTTTTGAATACTCTTGGTTATTATCGTGACTACACGGGAGCAGTTAAAATTGAGCCTGCGGAGGCTGAGATTGTACGTTATATTTACGACAGCTTTATTGAAGGCGCTTCGCCGCAGGGCATTGCCGACGCTCTGACTCAACAGGGGATTACCTCGCCGAAAGGCATGGAGCGTTGGGGGCAAGGTACAGTAAAGGGAATATTATCCAATGAAAAGTATTGCGGGGACGTGTTATATCAGAAAACCTATACAAAGGACTTCCTGACTCACAAATCCGCTAAAAATGACAACATACTGATACAGTACCGTTGGGAAAACTGCCATGTCGCGATCATTGAACGGGGTAAATGGGATAAGGCTCAGGAACTGCTCATTGCTAAAGAGTGGAGCAGTCATGGTGCCAAAATCAAAAATATACAAAAAAAGTTTGTGGTCGCAAGGGTGAAATCCGGTCGCCTGCGTGGATTTTATCTGATAGACCCCTCTTGGAACAAGGAAGAACGCAGTAAATTCATCCAAATATTAAAATCAATAAATGAGCCTAAAGACTCGACATGAAAGGAATATTATTATGAAAGACTTTAAAAATATCAATTTTGACATCATCGACCTGAGCGTAAACGCAACGCCTGATATCTATATTAATAAGACCTCGATCACCTTTACAAAAAAGGTGCTGGAAGATTTGGGGTATCCGGCAAACGTGCAATACTGTGTAAATGCGGAAAAAAAGGTGTTTGCCGTTCGTGTATGCAAAAGCAACGAAGCGAAAAGCACTCCGTTTTCAAAGCCAAGGAGCGAACAGCTTTCAACACTCAGTACCAGTAACAAAAATTTTATTGAAACCGTCAGAACGCTTATGAAGGACGATTGTGACCCAAAGCTTCGTTATAAGGTAATAGGATATTTTGACACGGAGAGCAGGACTGTATTTTTTGATATGGAAGAAGCAATTGAAGATGTGTTCCGTGCACCCAAGGCAGAATAAGGCATAAAACTATATCCAGCCATGCCCGGCGATTACACCTGAGCATGGCTGGATTTTTTAACCTGAATTCAATAGCTTCAATTGATAGCTTGCACATTCGGGAGGGCAAGAGGGGTAAGGGTGCCATCCTCCTGCCAAAGGAACATTTTTATTTTACAGTTGCCGGGATAATTATCGCCGATGCCGACCTCATGGCTTTCGAGCAGCTGTTCGCCCGGCGGCACGCTGACGCTCTGTATCCGTATACCGCGCAGCGTGTTTTGGTTGTCATGCACGGACAAAACAAGCCGCGTGGTTTGCGTGTCGCTTGTATTATTGCGCACGGACGTTTCCACATCCAGTGATTCGCTGTTCATGGTGATATACCCAATGGCAGCATCCAGCGGGTACATTTTTTCCATCAGCACGCCAAAGTCTGTGCCCGCGCCGCTTTGGGACGTAACGTTACCGCTTAGAACAAGCGTATTGCCGGTATAGTCAAACGCGCTGTCCGGCATGTTCAGGGTAATCACAGACTCGCCCTGTGCGGCAATGTTTCTGATTTGATCCGTAAAAATGATTTTTTCATGATCCCGCAGAATCAGCATGACAGTGCCGGTGTCTGCATAGCCTTTGTTCTGCAATGTCAGCCTAATGGTTCTGTTCGGAAAACTGCGGGAAACATCCGCTTTTTTCAGAACAATTCGCGCACCGCCGATGGTGAGCGTGGTAATATTGTTTTCCGGCGCGGCGTCTGTGCCATTTGCGGGCAAAACACGCACCTTTATATTGTGCTTTGTCAGGCTTTCCGGCAGGGAATACTGCATTTCAAACAGGCCGCTTTCTCCTGGTAAAAGCGGTGTGTTTTCCATTTTGCTTTGTATCAAAGTATCATTTGCGTCCAGCAGTTCAATCAGAAGGGAATCCGCCGTGCCAAGACCGGTGTTTTTCACCGGAATATGCAGGGTCAGTGGCGCTCCTGCGACTACCTGCGTGTCGTCAAAAAATGTTTCGTCTGCGATCAGGTCGGGGGCGGATGAGGCGGACGAAAAGATCAAATCCGTCTGCCCATAGGGAGCGTCGTCCGTGCCGGTCAATGCGACGGAATTATAGGCAAGCTCTGCCGAACCGTCGGTAGCCAGAATCGCCTTAACGTCGCGAACGCGGGTGCCTTTCGCCGCAAGGGTAACAGGGGAGCTCCAGCGTGTATTTTCAGCGTCGTATGTCATGCCGTATACATCCGTGCCGAACCCGTTGGCGCGCAGCCAGTAGAGCAGTGTGCCGCCCTGTTCGTTTATTGCGGCATTGAGCCCAAATGCATCCGCTTTTTCTGCGACAGTGGAAATCCGCTCGGTATCAAGGTTTTTCATGGTCATAATATCGCCGCCGCAACACCAGTACAGGTCGGCGCCGGAAAACACAGGGCAGGTAATATTGCCTTTGCCGACGGGCAGGGCGGTGGTTTCCGCGCCGTGATACAAGAAAATATTCCGGTCATAAACCGTGCTAAGGTTGCTGTCGGTGTCCGCACTGTACGCAACGATATTTTCGCCGTTTATCCATGTGGCAGCCAGCTCAGCCGGCCCCCAAAGGTATTCTTGAATCGCCTGTGTACTTTCCCATGCTGTTCCGTTATATATCTTGCGGAGAATGGAATTGTATCCGGTCATGCCGAAACAATCATTTTCGGAATTCTTTGTCCAGATGACAGCCAGTTTGCTACCGTTTGCCGAAACCTGCGGCGCAGAATCGAAGCCGTCGCCGGCTTGCGTTAGGGAAAGAACAGCGCCGAATCCGCTGCCGGTAAATTTTGCAGCGCTGATACCTAAAGAAGCCGCTGTCTGGGTCATGTCCGCACCCTCCGGGAGAACACCGTCAGCGTTCTGCCAAACAAGGAAAACACCGTCTGCGGTTTGGCACAGCCGAGGCGAAAAGTCGGCGGTGCCGTCGTCCGCGGCTGTCTGCGGAGCACTCCAGGAGTTACCGTCATAAATAGAATACAATATAGCCGTACGATTGGCGGCGGAACGTGCGGGCAGGTCATCCACCCATACCATTAGCTTTTGTCCGTCTGCAAGAGTGATAAAATCGGGCTGGCCATACGGGTAAACATTGGCTTTGACAGGCTCATCCGCAGCGTTCATGTCAAACGCCATCAGCCGCAGCCGTGCCGGTTGAACGCGGGGAACCGGTGAAAACCCATCCGCGTCAAGGCTCATCAGCGACATGGTTTCCGTCATTTGTGGATACAGGCGGCAGCTGGACAGCGTGTGCGAACGCTCCTGCGAAAAGCCCATCGCCTGTGCCTTTAAATATACCGAGCCTGCCAAATCCACCGTCAGGTCTGTTTGTGGGTTGACAAGCGGAAGCTGTGTTTCCACGTCCAGCGTTCCTTTGAGCCCTACCTCCAGATTGGCCAACCCGCTCACGCCCAGCCCCACGCCCACGGAAGGCTCCAGCGATGCCAAAAGATGCCCACTCGCCGTCGCCCCGTCAAACCAGTTGTACGAATCGGTCAGTGAAAGCTTGAGGTTGCCGTCCGCACTGCCTTCCACCGCGAATTTACAATAGGCAAGCGGGAAAGAGGGGAAAGGATAGGTGAGGCTTGCGCCCGCTCCAAACGAAAACACCAGTTCACCGGTGACAATCCGGATTTCTCCGTTTGGCAGCTTTCTGGCTTCCACATACCCCACGCAGGAGTAACTGCCGTTTACGCCAAGTTTCCCGGGCAGATCGCCGGAGAGCAGCCGCAGTCGGTTTTTATTCATGGATTTAACGGCGGATTTCGCCTTTTCAAATTTTACGTTTTCATTCTCCGCTTCGCCCTCGGTGCTGAGCGTGCCTTTATAGGTCTGCGTCTGCGGGTCAAATTCCAGCGTAATCATGTCACTGTCGCTGCCGCCAAGCGGCAAATCGAACCCTACTTCCATTTCCGGAAAGAGGGGGAACTGCTGATTCATAAAATCAATTTTCGGTCCCTCGGTGTAGAAAGACACGCTACCGCCTAAATTCACGGACAAAGAAATGCTGTCCGGCAAAGGCTCCAGATCAATATACAAAAGCCCCGCCTGCTCCGCAAGGTGATAGCTGCCGTTCCAAGGCGCATAGCCCTGTTTGGTTACGTTCAGGTCAAGATCGGTGACATTCTGCGCCGAAAACACGGCCATGCCGCTGAGGTTGGTTCGGAGCGTGTCAAAGTAGCCAAGCTTGATTTCTGCGTCAAACAGCGGTTCCTGCGTATATTTATCCCGTACCACCATGGTCAGCCGGTACCGGCTGATATTGTAGCGGAAGGTGGCTATGTCGCTGTCCTCATAGCCGAATTTGGTGGCATAGGCCCTTACCACCGTGTCCTGCGTGAGGGAGAACAATTCTGCGGGATACGGCCACACGGTCAGATTGTTGTAGTCCTTTTTTTCCATTGCCGCCGTTTCTTCCTCTGTGCCGCAGGTGAAACATACCGACGAGCCCTCCATGTCGCAGGACAGGCCGACGATGGTGTTCAGGTCATATGTACCGGAAGGCTTTGTCGCGACCGGCGCGGGCAGCTTGCCCTCCGGCGGAACGTCGATAATATACTGTCCGATCAGCTCTTCATTATAATGGTATGGCCCCGGAACGCTGACAGTCGTGATCTTGTACAGATCATATACCTGCCGGCCGTAATTCTCCGCAAAAAGTTCATACGTATTCCGATACTGCTGATATTCAGGTTGACCGGATATTTGCACACTGTCTTTAAAATACGCCGAAGTGGTTGTGCCCGAAAAACGGAGATTGTAGTTTTCGTAAGAGGAAGAAATGAGATTGTCATATTGATCTTTCACATTGATGATTGTTTCTGTTACCTCAATCGTCATGCTTTCGCCGTATCGAAGCGTGTAGGTTCCGGGAGTGGAGGAAGCCTTTGCCGGGACGTAAAAACCAGTTAAGGCACAGAAAATAAACAAAGCCGATAACCATTTGCGCATATGAAACACCCGCCTTTATCCTTGTTGATTCTTACGATATTATTCAAATAATACGAGTGAATTCTTTTATAGTATGCCGTACCTTCACCCACGCTTATACAAATTATAACATCTTTAGTCAAATAAATCAAGAGCAACCTTAAATTCTTCAATAATATAATCCGCTATACAAAAAAAGGAACCTCATTTGAAGTTCCTTTCAAAATTATCCTTCGGCATTACCGGCTGTGTGTTTCCGCTTCCATTTTTCCCAGTGCATACGCCGCTTCCAGCGCTTTTCGCAGCTGCCATACTGATATCTCATGAAAATCCATAATATCGGAATTTCTTATTTCCAATGTGTCAATCAGAAGCAGTTCCTTCACGATTTTGGCAAGTTCCTCTTTCATAAACTTCCGCTCCCATCAATGTCTTACTCGGCTATTTTAAACCCCGGCTTTTTATACAGTGCGGTGTAGGTCGGAGATTCCGTTTCGCGGCTGTCCACCAGTATGCCGGCGTCCTCACTGCCCTTTTGCACCACCAGCAGGCAATGCCGGAAATTGTCCGAGTCCGCTTTCATCAGTGAAAGATTGTCCGCGATGAATTGCCTTGGCATAAGCAGATCGCATGAAAAATTTGTATACTCGATTTTACTGAGGGTAATCACCTTTTCAATCACATACCGCTGCGGCTTTTTGCCTTGCCTGATACATTCCATCCGGTAATCCTCCAGCTCAATCAGCCTCCGCGCCCGATGCTTGAAATACGCCGTTCCCGTTTGTTTTCCCTGCATAGTTAACACTCCAATCGTTTATTTTCCCTGAGATTCTCAGGGTTATCGTCTATGTTAACATAAACAGAATAATAATCAACGTATAAATCCGACAATCATTTACTGTTAATTTGTGTATAATACCGTACGATTCCTGCCATGATAAACTCAGCGCACTGTCTAGGGCGGCAATTCTGCGTTTTTGTAATTCTGTCATTCCTGCCGCTTCCGTTTCATGGTGAGCAGCCGTTCCATTACATCATCCTGCGGATCGGAACCGGAATACTGCTCGGAGCAGTTGTCCTGAACCACTGTGTAAATCTGCGCCCATAGCATATTGGATTGCTTGATGAAATCCTGCAGGGTTTTAATAAAGGGGCTGGCAATGGGGCTGCCCGTGGTCGGATGCTTAGCGAGAAACCCGAATTCCGACAGTGCCTCCTCGCATTGAATCCACCGTGCTACGCTCATGGCGTACTGTTCCACAAGCTGAGGATTGACGAGTTTTTCACAGCGGCGCTCCTGTAACCACTGCCATGTCCGCATATACCGTTCCTCGGCGCAAAGGTCACGGCCGTTTTTCTGATGAGCCTTCATGTACTCTTCAACCGGCGGTACTTCAAAGGCCGTAAGCTCAGGCGGCTCGGGCAGTGTCAGCACCGTCATGTCGCTTCTGCCCTCGGCGATTTTATCCGCAAGCGGTTTTTTCTTCCGGCCGGCGCCGTTGTAATTACCCGGCTTATTGCCCCGGTTGGTTCCGTCTTTTGCCATTTCAAATTCACCTCGCGTTTGCACAATTTTTATTAAAGAATTAAACAACCCAAAATCGCCGCAAACCCAGTGTTTTCAAGGGTTGTTTAATTTCGGGGTTAATACCCCGTTTAATTTCCAATGTTTGTGTGCGGCTCTGAGCGCCCGGTCTCCTGCGCGTAGGCTGTAGAGATGCTGATCCCCCGCCCCATGGCGAGGTTCACCAGCGGTCGCCGTCACGGGCTGTGATACTGCTGTGACAGGCCTTGCAAAGGCTCATTAGGTTGCTTTCCTCATTCGTTCCACCTCTTGACAGCGGCAGCACATGATGAACCTCTGCGGCGGCGGTCAGCCTGCCTTGCTTAAAGCACTCCGCGCACAAAGGATGCGCTTTGATATATCCGTCGCGGATCCGTTTCCATATCTTTCCGTAACGCTGATGATGGACGGGGTCGCGCCTGTATTTGTCGTACTGTTTATCCGCCAGCTTCTGATGCTGCTCGCAGTAGCGCCCGTCCACCAGCGCCGGGCAGCCAGGGTAACTGCACGGGCGTTTCGGCTTTTTCGGCATATACTCATCTCCCGACCACGCAAAGAAAGCCCCTGCGGTTTCTTCCGCAAAGGCTTTCTCCAAGTGTTTTATTCTTTTTTGCTATTATAATCATATCATAAACGGATACTCTAATACAATCAACTTTACTCTACTTTTAAAAAAATAATTGACTTAAGTGCCCTGTCGTGCATTTTATACGCATTCTGTATGCTGTAGCCCATTTCGACAGCGATCTGCTCCCATGTCTTAAAGCAAAGGTAGCGAAGCTCCAGAAGCGTCTGATATTCCGGATTCTCAATCTTCTTTATCACTTTGACGATATCACGCTTTAAATCCATCAGTGTGTTTATATCCTGGTTGATTTCATTCTCCAGATCCATCATTTTCGCAATGATATCCTCCATGGAACGGATGTTTCCGGAAGCCATACGGCCGCCGCTTCGAAGAGTGGCGGTAGCCTTTGCGGCAAGCTCGCGCAGGGACATGACCTGTTCCAGCTTGCTGTTGACGCGCTGGTCAATACGGTACGCCTGAGACAAAAAATCCTTTGCCGTCATTTTGATCCACCTCCTGATCACCCTCCGTTTTTGACGGAATTACGGATTTGACGAGTACATATATTTATTCTTTTATATATACGCGTTTTTTTTGCGTTTCCCTTGCTCTTATACCTTGGTCTTACACGTAAAGAAAACAGGAAACCCGTAAATTCCGTTAAGCCGTCAAATTTCAGCATCGCACAGCTTCACGCCCTTCCATGTCCTGCGTTTGCCGAGTTTATCCGTATACTTGTCTTGACAATCGGGCGGGCAAAGTACAGGATTCTTACATCCACCACTTCGTCATAATGCGGGTAAATATCCATAGCTTCCTGCGTTTCGCCCGCAACCGTGACATAGGATTTATAAAAGGTGTTGTCCAGTATGGAGTTAGCCGTGGCTTTGCTCTGTTCCGTGCCGTTTACATACATTTTATAAATATCCTCAAAGCGGAACAGTGACGGAACATAGGGGAATTCCACCGTATTCTCAAAAACAGTCATGTCGCGGATCAGTGAGGAATACAGCACCTGCTCCACCTCATTGACCACAAGATAAATGACGCATCCAGAACATCCCCGCTCACATCAATCGAGGCGTTCAAAGCGTCAATGATATTTCGTGTTGTCTGATTGCAACTATACACAGCCTTCACCTCCTATCGAAACGGAGGAACATAAATTATTCCGGTGGTTTTCTGATCTCTGCCCGCCATCATGCCTGCATTTTCAGCACTGGCAAGGTATTCAGCATTGGGCTTTTGGTTTTTTTATATTCGATTTGTTTTTGGCTTGGCGGATGTTTTTATATGAATTCTGATTTGCGGTATGATGAAAAGGATTTTCTTATGAAGGAGTGGCAGCAAGGCAGCGCATATGCATATTGGCAGAGCAAAAACGAAAAGCTTTTTATAAATATACACCCTTATTAAAACATTATATTGAAATTTACGTAATTTTCTGTTATAATTATAACAGTTGAATCGCTATTTTGTTATAGAGAAATGAGGTATTCAAAATGCTTAAAAAGCAATTTAATAATACTATATCGGCTATATTGGTAATTGGTTTGTTGTTTTCGTTTGCGTCAACTATTTTTTCAACATCAGCATATGCAGCCGATGAGCAGTTTGATTGGGTTGTTCCTCGCACATGGTCATACATTGGAGATTTTTCAGAGGGGCTTGCCTTTATACAAGGCTATGATGAGAATGGAGGAGCGGGTTATTATGGATTTGTAGACAGATTCGGAGAAATGAAAATTCCGATGCAATATGAATGCGTTAAGCCCTTTTACGATGGACTTGCACCAGTGATGCTTGGCGGCAAATGGGGATATATTAATAAAAACGGTGATACTGTAATTGATTTCCAATTTGACAAAGCAAGTCCTTTCTTTGAAGGATTGGCAGTCGTTGGAATAAGGAACGATATTGAATCACCGAATGGAAACAATCTCTTCAATTATGGTTATATAAACAAAACCGGAGTGTTTGTAATCGAACCTAAATACCAAGATGCAAAACGATTTAGCGAAGGCGTTGCCGCAGTTCGTATGGATGCCAAATGGGGATATATAACGCCCGACGGCGAGATTGCGCTGGATTTCAAATATCAATTCGCACATTCTTTCCATGAAGGATATGCTATAGCCGAGGTAAGGTTTGAAAGCTTTCATGAAGGCGAAGCGATAATAGACAGAAGCGGCAATGTTATTGTCGAAAAATTACAGGAACCTGCCACATATCAAAACGGTACAATATGGCTGAAATCTAATGGGTATCAAGATGCTGCATACAGTGATAACAAAATGGGCGGTTACTCTCCTGATGACATAGTAAATGTTTTTAGCGCGGAAATAAGACCTCATCAGTTTGATGACATAAAATATAGCTATTATATGGGTTATTCAAAAGAACACGACATTATATTTGGCTGTGACACTGAAAACAAAATAATTTATTTTTTTGATCATAACTTTAATCTTATTCATTCTTCGAAAAATGTAAGATGGCAATCAATCGGATATGGCATTGGTACTGACGGAATTATATCTGTGGGAACATATGATAATGAAAACTATAAAATGGGCTATATGGATTTAAACGGGAATGTGGTTGTTGAGCCTTTTATATGGCAGGCAAACGCTTTTTATGAAGGACGCGCGGTAGTATATGACAACGACCGCAAGTATGGCATAATTCGGCTTAATGACGACGGAGCATTATACACCCTGCCAACCGATCCGCTTGACACGGCACATCCGATTGTGATGAGTATTAACGGAGTTTCCCAGAGCATTTACAGCATAAACGGGTATGGGTATATTGATGTAAAAGTTTTGCCGAAATATGGATTTGATGTTAAAATAAACGAAAATAATAAAAACATATTTATAGAAAAAAACTCTATGCGTGAAAAGGCGGATATACAAGACGACTTTCGTTATGCCGAACAATATGCGGTTTTCAAGACCGACACAACTGTTTATATAAATAATAGAGTTGCAAAAACCTTTTCAATAGATGGAAGGATTGTCGTGTTTATTGATCAACTGGGAGAGTTTGGCAAAATGCGCTGGAACAACAATACTAAACAGACTGAATTTTTTGTGAACGAGCCATATCTTCCAAACGAGGGAATTACGTGGGAGTGGGTAAAATATTCAGATGATATTAAGTATAGTGGTGGAAATATTTATCCTGTACCTGACGAGTATCCGCTTCTAAAGATCGAAGGAAGAGTTCATGCGGGTTCTGGAAGTTATAGCGCGTGGGGTACGGTCAAATATTATGATGAAGCCAATACGCTCATTTTAGATGATGACTGGTCTGATGCTCAACCATTTACTAATAAAACGGCATTGGTAATGAAAGGCGGAACACTTCAGCGTGGTGGTATGTACGGCGGAAAATGGGGGCTTATCGACACAAAAGGCAATTACCTTGTTGACACAATATGGGATTATGTAGAAAGACATTCCAATGGCGATATTGTTTTTGCAATTAGAAACGAATCGGATGTTTTGTGGTTTGGAATAACCGATGGTATGGGAAACAGCATCATTCCGATGGAGTATGAGAACATACGGCTTATGCGTGACGGAAAACATGCGGTTGTTGGACGTGACAATTCACACGGAATCATTGATATGAATAACCAATTGGTTTTCCCATATATATCCTACGAAAATCCATATGAGGCTCATGGTATATTTGGAGATAGCAATATTACTTGGTATGATGTTATAGACGGATTTTTTAATGTTAGCATACCAAATAAAAATTACACAGGCATAGCTGGATTTATTGATATTCCCTTATTAAACGGTATTGTTTTCGTAAATAGCGAAAAAGTTGAGTTTGACACTCCACCATTACTCATCAATAACCGTACTATGATACCGATTCGCGCTGTTTTTGAAAAGCTCGGTTGTGCGGTTGAGTGGCTTGGCGACAGTAAAACTGCAATGATTACGCTTGGAGATTTGCGGGTTGAAATAAAGCAAGACACGAATTACATTATAAAAAACGGTGAGTACATTTACTCCGATACGGCTGCAATAAATTACAACAGCAGAATCTATGTACCACTTAGAGTAATTTCAGAAGCTCTTGGGTGTGCTGTCAATTATGATGAAGCTACGGGCAATGTTATGATTAACGATTGA